CCCAGAATCGCATTGTGATCTGGGACAGCGCAGCTTAAAGGAGGATTATTATGAGTTATAGTGATCCAAGAACCTATATCTACCAAGATACAGTGGAAACTGATTTCGCTGCTGGCACTGGTACTGCTTGGAGTTTTAAAGGTCCAAGTGGTAAACAGGGTAGTTTGAAAAACATCGGAGTGCATGTAACTGAAACTTTCGCAGATGATACCGTCACTGGAAAAGTTTTGCTTGGCACGACTGGTGATGCAAACTACTATGGTCAGCTTGAAATTGCTGATACTACTGCGGCCACTGAAACTTTTAACGACCAAGATGACTCGGATTGCGTCATTGTAGAAGCTCTTGCTGCCGATACTCAGATTGAAGTTACCTATGTTCAGGCGACTGATTCTGGCACGGCTGCTGGAAAGGGTTATGCATACGCTGAAGTCGAATGGTACTAGGAGGATATTATGGCTAAAGATACCGCAAGTGGTAAAATCCCAGCAAATGGTTTGTCCTCGAAAGAAGACGTTTCCAAGGAGTCATTGGCTTCCTTGGCTCTGGCTTCTCACGGTCCGAACCAGATGCCCACGGGAACTGTAAAGAAAGGCATATCTACCGATAGAGGTAAATTTACTTTCTGTTAAATAAATTGGAACGGGGGGCGAAAGCCCCCCAATCCTTTTGGAGGAATTATGGCTAGACGTATAAATGAAGTCACGGCTTATGTGTTTGGTAAAGTGAAACCTACGTCTCCTAAAGAAGCGTATGGTCATGGAACCGCTGCAGGGCGTGGATATTATACAATGGCAGAAATGTCAGACGAGAGAACTGAAGATTTCATGAGAGCGCAGAGGCGATCTAACAACATGGCTAATGTTGAAGGTGAAATGATGCCAGCTTGGAATCTCGACTTTTAAGGAGATTAATAATGGCGTTTGAAAACATCACCCCCGCTCGTAGGCGTGCAATTCGAGCGGAGATGCTTCGACGATGGAAGCAAAAATTAAGACGAAAAGGGGCTGCTAAAGCAGCAGGTGGCGATCCTACAAAAGCTGGTGGTACAGGAAGCATGAAAGGCTTTGGATTAACCGCAGACGAAATAAAATACGCTAAAACTGTTCGGTCAGCAGAGAAAAAGTCAGGTAAAATAGGTGGTGTAGATAGGAAAAAGATTGCCAAAACAGCAAGAAAGACTGGCGCTGGAAGCAAGAAACTTGTCACCGCCGCGAGTATGAAGAGTAAGAAGGGGGGCGGTACAGTAAGTAAAGGCTCTCACAAGGCTGTGGCTGGTCAAAAAGGTGGCGGTGCTGCACGAATCGCTGCTAAAGCATGGCGTACTAAACATATGGCGGCAGCAGGGACCGATAAGGTTAAAAGAGCAAAGATTCAGAAACGATTTAAACATATGATTGGAAAATAATTGAAATTAATTACCCTACCGTCCAAGGAATGGGACGAATTAACCCCACAGGATGTAGGGGGTAGGCGCTCCGGGAAAACTGTATGCATTGTTCGCTATGGTGGTTTCGGAGATATGATTCAAGTATCCTCTCTGTTTCCTCAGTTTAAAAAGCTAGGGTATAGGGTCTGTATTAATGTCACCGAAAGAGGGTACGACATTATAAAGACCGATCCTAATGTAGATGAGATACTTCTGCAAAAGACGGATCAAGTTCCTAATAATCACTTAACAGAATATTGGGAAAGATTGTCTAAGTGTTTTCATCACTTTGTGCAATTGTCTGAGTCGATAGAAGGCACTCTTCTCGTTACTCCTGCCAGACAGGAAATGATAGAGGGAGAGGCTAAATTAGTACCAGCTAGTCCACGTTATTCTTTGAGTAAGGAAGAGCTGCACAAAGAATGCAATGTTAACTACATGGAAAGAACCTATGATCTCGCTAGGGAGGGGTTTGTTATAGGAAAGGGTTTCTCTAAACCGGGTTCAATTAAACTTCCCTATGAGTTTTGCCCCAAGTTTTACCCAACCAAGAAAGAGAAGCAGTGGGCTAAGACAACTAGAAAAAAAATGGGCGCAAATAAGGTTGTTCTTTGGGCTTTAGCTGGGTCATCTGTTCATAAGGTATACCCGTGGGCAGATTTAGTTATCGCCCAAATTCTTATAAAAAGAAAGGATGTTTCTTTTGTTACGATAGGTGATGATTTATGCCAGCTTCTTGAGGCTGGATGGGAAGAGGAATCTAGAGTTATAACTAAATCTGGGAAATGGTCTATTAGAAGAACCTTAGCATTTTTAGATCAGTGTGATGCCGTGGTTGGCCCAGAAACTGGGGTTCTTAATGCAGCCTCAACTCTTGATTGCCACAAGGTTGTAATGCTTTCGCATTCTTCTAAAGAGAATCTTTCAAAACATTGGAAAAATACGACGACAATGGAACCGGATGTATATGAAAATTTTTGTTTCCCATGTCACAAAATGCATTATGGGTTTGATACCTGCAATAGAGATGAAGAAACCGGAGGAGCTATGTGTGCTGTACATATTAAACCAGAAAATGTAGCGAAAGCTATTTTGGATAATCTTAAATGAGTACTTATTTAGTTTTATGCCAAGATATGGCTAGAGATGTAGGCATTCCCGGAACAGGTCCATCATCTGTTACCGCAACTGACCTCTCTGAGGAAGAGATTGCGGTTGTACGTTATATAAAAACTGCGGATCAAGACATACAATCGAGGTGGTTTGATTGGGATTTTCTTTGGTCAGAGGCTACTATAAGTTGTATAAATGGGACATCTACTCTTTCCTCTAGTAATTCAGGATTTCCAAGCGCTCTTGGAAATTGGAGACTTGACTCTATGGTGTGGGATAAAACTTCCGATAGTTATCAGATTTTAGAATATCAGGAATGGAACTCTTATCGGGAGATGTATAAGTATGGAACAATAGATTCTGATGTTCCGGAAGTTTTTACTATAAAGCCTAATAATGATATTGATTTGTATCCCACTCCTAACGCAACTACAGCCGTCTCAGCGGAGTATTGGGCAACCCCTACACTTCTTGCTGCGGATGCCGATATCTCTGCGATTCCACCTAGATTTCATAAGATTATTATAGCAAGGGCTAAAATGTTTTATGCTGAGAATGAGGATGCTCCTGAAATTGGAATCGGTTCTGTATCTGAATTTGAAGATTTATTAAATTCTTTGGAGGCGGATCAATTACCAAGACAGAAGAATAGAAAATTTTCCAGCGCTCAAAATATGTATAACTTTGTGGTTCGCCCTGAATGACAAAGCTTAGAGATAGGAGTTTTCAGGCAAGTAGATTGCAGTCTACTTACTTTGCCTTTGAGGGCGGTGTAAATATGGTTGATCCTTCTCTCTCCCTTGATCCGGGGGAGTTAGTAGCTGCTGATAATTTTGAGATAGATATTAGAGGCAGGTATAGAAGAATAGATGGGTATGAAAGATTTGATGGCCAAACCCTCCCATCAGAAATAACCTTTTATAGAATTCCTTTTACAATTGGCACTGCTAGAGATTCCGTATTTGATAGTGCTTTTAGCACTGCATTTGATATGCAGATTCCGTCTACTGGTGATTTAGTTAAAGGTGAAACCAGTGGCGCAATAGGATCAATATTACAGGTCAGTATTGAAGATGTAACAGGTGACTCTGAAGCGGGTTCATTTTCTAGTTCAGACGCAGAAGGATATGTGTATTTTACCGTGACAAGCGGTACACTTCAAGACGGGGAGATAATGTATTTTTTAAACAAAGACAGCGCTTTTGATAGCGCATTTAATGTGGAGTATAAATAATGGGAACACCGACAGCATTAAGAAAAACTAGGGCAGTTTTAACTGGTACTAGCTTTGCTGATAATACGACAGGTGCTATTACTGCACAGATGGTTAGACAATTTGCTGAGTCTGGGATGGGCGGATATGCAACTATATATTCACCAGCGGGAACGCCAGCAAGTCAGGCAGTAGCATCAACAGCAACAGCAACTATAGATTGGAATGCTGATTCAGTTGGGGCTAATGGCTCTGATGATACTGGTACAGTGTCCTCAACAACTGTAGGAGCGGATGCCGATTTCGCAAACGACAGAATCAGGATATACGATAAAGGGTTCTTTATGGTCAATTTAGGTGTAAGTTTTGCTCAGACCGGAACGGACACTGTAATATGGACGTTTAGGATTGCAACTCAGGCTGACGGAGGTTCGGTAGCATATCCCGGCTATGACGCGGCAGTTCAAAAAGTCGCCGCCACACTGGATAATATGGCATCTGCTTCTGGAATAATTGATACAACTGGACACACTGATTATACGGATGTTCTTGCTCAAGTTAAGAATGGTCATGCAAGTAATTCTGAAAATTTCCAGATGCATTACGGTCAATTATCTGTTTTTAGGGTGGGGTAATGGGGCTTCTTGCCACCGCTCTTGCCTATGGGCCTCCTGTACTAAGGGATGCCGATGTTGACGCTTCTCTTGTAACTGAACTTCAAGATGCTATAGAGGACCAGAGAAGCATTATACAGATAGTCCCCGGAGAGGGGAGCGTAAACGGTGTCAATGTTTTTAAGGGAGATGTGTATGCGTTTAGGAATAAGAGCGGTGGAGTTACGGCAGGAATGTATAAATCTACATCCACCGGATGGTCTGAGGTTGATTTAGGGACTGCGTTAAATTTTGATGGCACAGTTGCGGCTGGTGAGCCAGTTCCCGGCAACATAGGAACACCGACAACTTTAAAAGGCGCGACAAGTAATGCTCAAGGAGATTTAATGGGCATTTCGTATCATGGCTTATGGTCTCAAGGGGCTGCTGGGTGCATGGTGCTGACCAATATAACAGGAACATTTGAAGATAACGAATCTTTGAAAATGCCTTTGTTAGCATTCGATACTGGCGCGACTGAAATTAGTGCTGGAGATTCTATTGTAGGTGGAACGTCCGGTAAGACAGCTACGGTTACAAGTGTAACATTAACGAGTGGGGCTTGGGACGGTACTGCTGCTGGTTATATTTCAGTCAAAAATAATAGCGGAACTTGGACTAATAGTGAGCAGATACAGGTAAGTGGAAGTAATTATGCTTTAGTTAACGGAGCTTCAGAACCTACTGAAGTCGCTGTTGCATCAGCTTCCGGAACCCAATACGAGCAGACACTTTCCGCTGGCGGGAAATATGAGTTCTCTACTTATAACTTTATGGGAGACACTTCTGGGATTACGATGTACGGGGTTAATACCGTGGATACCGGATTCTCATTTGATGGAACTACATTTATAAAAATCCAGACCGGAATGGAGACTAATGTACCCCAGCATGTCGCCGCTCATCAAAAACATTTATTCTTTTCGTTTGCAAACGGTTCTATTCAGCATTCCAGTATAGCTGCTCCTAACAAGTGGAGCGCGGTCACGGGCGCGGCAGAACTCGGTATCGGGGATGAAGTTAGTGGGTTTTCTACTGAAGTTAATAATGTAATGTCTATCTTTACAAGAAATGACGCTTATATGCTTTATGGAACCTCTTCAGCCGACTGGGAGTTGAGAAAATTTCACGCTGGTGCTGGAGCCATACCATATACTCTTCAGAAAATGGATCAAACATTCTTCTTGGATGATAGAGGGATTTCATCTATTTTTACAGTTCAATACTTTGGAGATTTTCAATCTTCGGTGGCTTCCGATAAAATTGATCCTTATATACAAAACAAAAAGGACAATGCTATAGATTCTATAAAGGTTAGAGGAAAGAATCAATACCGTCTTTATTTTGATGATAAGACTGGTGTTGAAATGACATTTATAAACAAAAAAAATCAAGGCTTAATGCCGTTTACTTTATCGCATCAGATTAATTGTATTGTTTCCGCAGAAGATTCTAACGGGTTTGAAGTGTTATATGGCGGGTTTGATGACGGTTATGTAAGGAGATTAGATTCTGGAACAAGCTTTGATGGAGAAACTGTAAGTTCTTTTGTGAGAACGGCTTATTATCATTACAATTCACCCGGAACAAGAAAGAGATTCAGGGAATTGGGGTTGGAAATAAACGCAGATACTTCTACTACGTTAACGGTTACACCTACCTATGATTTTGGTGGAACATTTACACCCAAAACGTCTCCTATATCTAGCAACTACTCAGTAACTGTTGCTGCAGATCAATGGACAGAATCAGATATAAGTAATAGTTCAACAGGAGTTACAGTGGTAGCCTCAGAGAGAGTTAAAATAAACGGGATAGGTCAAAACATGGGATTGATAATTAGTAACAGCTCTATTTATGATAAGCCTATTACTCTTCAGGGCGCGATTGTAGAGTTTTCCCCCAGAGGAGTTAGGAGATAAAGAATGGTAGATTATATACATGGAACGAATATACCAGTTTCAGCTATCAAAGGAAATATAAAAGGAGATGCAGCGTATTGGTCGAAACGTCTTAGCAGCCCTGATGTAGACATAAATGATACTCTTTTTGATTTAGCTTATTCAACTCCTTTTTCTGGAAGCGCACAGAGTGGAAGTGCGTACCAAGGCCAAGGTCAAGGAAATCCCAATGTAGGCGCTCTTCAATCTGGGCAATGGAGGGCAAACGCAGGCCCATCATGGGCGGAAGAGGCTGTTAAAAGTCCATCAGGCGCGACCGATATATACAGACAAAGAGATGCTTCTGGAAAGCTGACTGGAACCACTTTTACTGGAGCCGACTACAGCGGTGGTGGTGGTGCAGGAACCAAAACCGCAACAGGAAGTGGGACCACTTATGATGCGGGGGATAACCCCATTGTTGTAGACGACCCATCTATTCAGACTCCGGATGTTGCGTCACTCACTGATGAGATGAAACTGAGCAACAAGATTCAGCAAATTATTAATACAAACAACCCTCTCTTTAAGGCAGCGACAACAAAGGCTATGCAAGCAATGGCTAAAAGAGGTCTTGTAAATAGTTCTCTTGCTCAGGGTGAGGTCATGAACTCTATAATGCAGGTGGCTCTTCCAATTGCTCAGGCAGAGGTCAAAGCCTTAACGGATAATCTGTATTATAATAAAGACTGGACCAATAAACAGAAGATGATGGCGAATGAAGCTGCCTATAATAAAATGCTAACACAGATTCAAGGGAAAATAAATTATACGTTGCAGCAATTTATTGAAGGAAGTAAGTTTGGGTTGCAGCAATTAATTGGAAAGCAGGCGATTGGATTGGAGAATTTGTCACAGACAGGTCGCATGGCTCTTCAAACTCTTACTGGAGATCAGAAAATGGCTCTCCAAACATTGCTGGGTGAGCAAGGTATGGACTTGCAGACCCTGATTGGGAATCAGCAGTTAACCCTACAGCAGAGAGATATTGCCGCTCAAGCGTGGGCTAAGTATGGAGAATGGGTCTCTAGGATGGCCTCAACTGAAGGCGCTGATCAGGACGCATGGAAAAATATGCTAGACCTGCTTAGTGGCGCTGGAGGTTGGCCCTCGTTATTTGGCTAATACATGATTAGAAAAGCGGAGTTCAAGGATGTCTCCGGGATAATACAGGTTGCCAAGGATGCGCACCAAAAGTCCCTTTCAAGATCAGTTCCATTAGACGCTAAAACATTAAGAAATAATTTGCAGGTCTGTGTATTGTCTGCAGAGCATTTTGTTTTGGTTGTGGAGCTAGATGGAAATATTGAGGGAGCCTTTATTGGTGTAACCCATCAACTTTGGTACTCCAGAAAGAAGCAAGCTACTGACTTGTTTTTTTATGTGACTGATAAAGGCACGGGATGGGGCGCTAAGATGAT